CGAGCCCGAGCCTGAGCCCGAACTTGACTCGGAAAAGCCGCGCAAGAAGCGCCGCTATTTCCGCCGCGACATGAGCGCCGAGGGCTGATCTGGTGCGAATCCTGGGATTCGAAATCGGCCTGCCCAAGCGGGAAAAAGCCGCGGTCGGCTCGGTCGGCACAATGTCACCGCGAGGCGGTTGGTGGAGCATCATCCACGAGCCCTTCACCGGCGCATGGCAGCGAGACATCATCGGACTGGATCGCGAGGCGATCCTGTCCTATGCCACCGTTTACGCCTGCATCACGCTCATCGCGTCCGACATCGGCAAGTTGCGCTTGAAGCTGGTCGAGCAGGACAGCAGCGGCATCTGGGTGGAGGTGTCGAACAATTCGCCCTTCCTGCCCGTGCTGCGCAAGCCGAACCGATACCAGACTCGCCAAAAGTTCGTCGAGCAATGGATCGTCAGCAAGCTGATCCACGGAAACACTTATGTTTTGAAGCAGCGCGACCAACGCGGTGTTGTGACGGCGTTGTACGTCCTTGATCCGACGCGCGTGACGCCATTGGTGACAGAGGACGGCGGCGTCTATTACCAGTTGTCCAGCGACTACTTGGCGCAGGTTCCTGAGGGTCTGCCGGCCGTTCCCGCGTCGGAGATCATCCACGACACGATGGTGTGTCTGCATCACCCGCTGGTCGGCGTCTCGCCGCTCTACGCCTGCGGGCTCGCAGCCGCACAAGGTCTAGCGATCCAGAAGGGTTCTGCGCGGTTCTTTGGCAATAACAGCCAGCCGGGCGGATTGATTTCGGCTCCTGCGCGCATCGACGACGCAACCGCGCGGCGCATCAAGGAGTACTGGGAGCACAACTACACCGGCAACAATGTTGGCAAGGTCGCCGTGCTGGGCGACGGTCTCAAGTACGAAGCGATGGCCGTGAACGCCGTCGATTCGCAGTTGATCGACCAACTGAAATTGTCGGCGGAGCAGGTTTGCAGCGCCTTCCATGTGCCGCCGTACAAGGTCGGCGTCGGGCAACTGCCGTCGTACCAAAACGCTGAGATCCTGAATCAGATTTATTATTCGGATTGCTTGCAATCTCTGATCGAGTCGATCGAAGCATTGCTGGATGATGGGTTGGGTCTGACTTCTGTCTCCGGGCGCACGCTGGGCACCGAATTTGAACTGGAAGACTTGCTGAAGACCGACACGCTGACCCGCGTGAAGGCAGCGGCCGATGCAATCGGCAGCGGTGCGGTGAGCCCCAACGAAGCGCGCCGTCGCTGGCTGAATCTGAAGCCGGTCACGGGCGGCGGGGCACCCTACATGCAACAGCAAAACTACAGTCTGGCCGCGCTGGCTGCGCGTGATATGACCAATCCGCTCGCCGCACCAGGCTCGACACCCGCGCCGACCGTGAACGAGACAGAAGACACTGCGCCGGATGAACTGGAGGATGCTATCCAGGGCGAGGGCGATACATCCAAGGCCGTGCCGGAGAGTTCAGACGCGCTGGAAGAGCGTGGTGCCTTCTACGCCGCGCTATTTCGAAAGGATCTGGAAGATGCTCTCAACCGGTGAAGCGAAGGCTTTCAGCAAAGCTGTAGCCACTGTCGTCAAGGATCTTCTCGATCCGGTGCTCAAGCAGCTCGCTGAGTTGCGCGACGCGGTCGCGCAGCGCCCTGAGCGCGGCGAGAAGGGCGATCCCGGTGAGCGTGGCGAGAAAGGCATGGACGGCGCTCCAGGGCCTTCTGGAGAGTCTGGTGCGCCGGGCGAACCCGGGGCCGTAGGCGCGCCGGGCGAGAAGGGCGATCCTGGTGAGCCCGGGGCCGCTGGTGAGCGTGGCGAGAAGGGTGAGCCTGGCGAGATCGGGCCCGCGGGCCCTGCTGGTCCGCCGGGGCCCCCAGGCCCTGCGGGGATAGATGGCAAGAGCATCGACCTGGAAGAGGACGTCTATCCGGTCCTTGATGAGGCTGTCGATGTTCGGCTGAAGAATTTGCTGGAGCAGCAGCACGCCATCTGGGCGCTCGCCTGGGAGCGCGCCGCGAGCGACACTCTGCAGCGCGCGATTGATCGCATCCCAGTGCCCAAGGATGGCCGTGATGGCCGCGACGGCAAGGATGGTCGAGACGCTCTTGAGCTGGAGGATTTTGATCTCCAGCATGACGGCGACGGTGGCGTCATCCTGCGTTTCGCGCGTGGCGATGTCGTCAAGGAATTCGCGCTGCGGTTGCCCGCATTCACTGACTGCGGTGTCTTCAAGGCCGATGAGCGCTACCTGCGCGGCAACGGTGTGACGTTCGGCGGATCGTTCTGGCTGGCGCAGAAAGACATGCCCGCCGGTAAGCCGGGCGAAAGTACCGATTGGCGCTTGGCTGTCAAGAAAGGGCGCGACGGGCGCGATGGTGAGAAGGGTGAACGCGGCGAATCTGTGCAGGCTTTACCCAAACCGGCCAAACCGGCATAAATTCGCACAACCAATTTGAGGTCTGAAGGCATGGCAAACCCTGAAAACGTCAAGACGTTCGACCTGGCGGTCGCGTCGATTCAGTCCAACCGCGAAGCGCAAGATGCTCTTGCCAGTCACGGTTGGGTGCGCGCAGAAGCGCGAAACGCTGCAGGCGAACTCCTGTGGGTCGAGGAAGGTGCGAACCTGATCGTCACCACGGGCCGCAACTACCTGTTGGACACCGGCGTCACCGGACTGTTCATGGGTCTGATCGATAACGCTGGGTTCTCGGCGATCGTGGCCGGCGACACGCTGGTGGCGAAGGGCTGGACCGAGTCCACGGCGTACACCCAGGCGTCGCGTCCTGCTGCTGCGTTTTCGGCTGCCGCCAACGGCACCAAGGCCACCAGCGCGCCGCTTGTGTTCTCGATCAACGCCACGGTGTCGATCAACGGTGTGATGCTTGCGACCAACGGGACGAAAGGCGGCACCACAGGGATCCTGTTCGCGGCAAAATCGTTTGCTGCTGTTCGCGCGCTGGAGTCTGGCGACACGCTCAACGTGTCCTACAGCGTCAGCCTCACCGCATCGTAATTCCAAGGAGCAATCAACATGGCAGTGATCTATTCGACCGCGGTGAAGACCGCCCGTATGCAAGCTGTTGCGAACACCGTGGACGGTGGGACCGCTGGCGGCAAGCTCAAGATCCGCGACGGCGCGAACACCGTGCTGGCAACGATCACCCTGACCGACCCGTGCGGCACCGTTGCTGGTGACGTGCTGACGTTCGACTTCGACCCGGACATCTCGACGACCGCGACGGCCACTGGCACCGCGGCCAACGCGATCATCACCGACAGTGCTGACGTGACTGTCGTGTCGGGCCTGACCGTCGGCACCACTGGCACCGACGTGATCCTGGATTCGACCTCGATCACGATCAACCAGACCGTCGTGATCACGGCCGGCACGATCACGCACGCAGCATGATGTTCCGCCTCGCGCTTTCGGTGGCAGCGATGTCCGCCGTCTGCGCGACGGTCGGTGAATTGATCTCGAGGTTCTGAACGATGACGTCTGAAGAAATACTTGCCGAGATCAGCTCGGACCCAGAACTTTCTGCTCTGCTTCCTGACACCGAGGCGATTGCTGCTGCGATGTCTGAAGGCAGGACGAAGCCTGCGCCTTTTGAGGCTGGCAAGGGCGAGGTGCTGAACTCGCTCGGGCTCACGGTTGGAAATGCGTTTTGTGACTACGTGGATCTAACGCCTGACCTGCGGCATGTGAAGCAATTGCTGGAGGCTGGCCGCCTGCGCCTGGACACGCCCACGACCATCGACATGGTCAACGGCATGGTCGATATCGAGATCTCCCGCGGCGTGATCTTCTCGCAGGAAAACGCCGACACGCTGCTGATGCTTGCGCATGTCCCCGACCCTGTGAGCGAGTACGACGTGCGGTGCGCCATCTACGCCGACGACGGCAGCCGGAGGATCTGATATGCCAAAGAGTCAAGCCGGCGCAGTAATCATTTCGTCAGTCTCGCAGGCGGCTGCGGGCACGACGCGAGGCAGGCTGGATTGCAGCACCGTAGATGGCGGGGTCGTCACCTTCCGCATCACCAATGGCGCGACGGGTCCGACCGCCCAGGCTGTTGGGCGCATTCTGATCGCGCACAAGGGCGCCGCAATGCCTGCTGCCGCGGGTGAGGGCACTGCTGACCTTGATTGGAAGCTGGTCTACGAAATCGGGGGCGGCCTAACCGCGAATACCCCAAGCAGGGGCGTGTATCGGTTTGGTGCCGAGGTCGCCTATCTTGAGGTGGAGTTCACCGGAAATACCGGGCAGGCAGTGACTGTCGAGGCGCACGCCACGACCTACACCTATCCGTACTGAGCCTGACCAGTGGCCTTCAGAGAGATCCTTGTCCCGTGGGAATCTCAGCCGCAGGAAGACGCGCGAGCTGCTGACTGGACAATCGCCAACGGGCTGACCGACCTCTGGCTTCCGAGTGCCGGAGGCGGTCTTGATGCGATCAGCGGAACTGCCTACAGGGTCACCGGGTCGCTCAATTCGCTCAATAGCTCAGGGGTTCTTGGGCGCGGCGTCACGCACACGCGCAGTGGTAGCGCCGAGCACCTGTCGGTCGCCCCGAGATGGCGAAGGGTTCCCAGCTACACCATCGCAATCGCGCTGAACGAAGCGCCCCTCCTGGCGACCAACTACGCCGCACTGTTCACTCTTTGCTCCGCACCTACGTCGGCGACTTGCGTCGTTCTTCAGGTCAATTCGTTCAACGCTGAAGCATTTGGCGTCTACCACGACAACAACACGCATGGTCCGTTTTCAGGGCTTGCCGTTTCTGACCTGAGCAACCGGGCCGGGATACTGATCGTTGAGTATTCCGGGACGACACTTTCTGCGTGGTGGCAGGGCAGACTTAGAAGCCAGACGACCTTCACGACTGCGCCCGCCGCCGTTGCCGTTGACACCGTGCGGATCAACAACGAGCGCGGTGCGGGCGGTCCGGCAATGGGCGCCAACGTCGCCGCCGTTGCCCTGTTCTCGCGCGCTGTTGGTGCTGAGGTCAACCGTCGCATTGGGCTGAGCAGCAACATCGGCGCGCTGTTCAAGGAGCGTGTTTTCCGTGTCCGCATCACCGCAATCGGTGGACGGATAGTCGCGACGGACAGCCCCGATTCGGCCGCGATCGGCGGGAAGGTCATCGTCGCCGGAACGGTTGGTGCTACCGAATCAGGCCAGGACGTTGCTGCCATCAACGGCACGGTGCGCGTTGCCGGTGCGCTGGCTGCGACCGAGACCGGCAAGGACACGGCTCTCTTCAACGCCAGCGTTCAGACGCTTGGGCACTTCGCTGCGACTGAGACTGGCAAGGACGCAGCGGCGTTCAATGGTGGCGTGCAGGCTCGCGGTTACCTGGCGGCATCCGAGACTGGCGGGGACTCTGCTCTCTTCCTGAGCGCAACGCGCACGACCGGATACCTGCAGGCCACCGAGGACGCGAGTGACACCGCCGCCATCAACGGCGTGGTGCCGATCGCTGGGTCGTTCGCTGCGACCGAGACCGGCAAGGACGTCGCCGTCTTCAATGGCGGCATCCAGACGTTCGGCGCATTCGCTGCGACCGAGGATGGAAAGGATGTCGCAGCCTTCAATGCAGGCGTTCAGACGTTCGGGTCGTTTGCCGCCACAGAAGCAGGCGGCGACACCGCGCTCTTTGTGGCCGGCTCGCGCGTCTATGGGTATCTGCAAGCCGCTGAAGCGGGCAGTGACCTCGCGGCCTTCAACGGCACGGTTCCCGCCAAGGGCCTGCTGGCCGCCGTAGAGTCTGGCAAGGACGTCGCAGCATTCAACGGCACGCTGCCGATCAGCGGCCGGATTCAGACATCAGAGGCAGGCAAAGACGTCGCTGCGTTCAACGCCGGCGTTCAGATCAGCGGCACGCTCACGGGGCAAGAAACCGGCCAGGACACCGCGCTCATCAACGGCAGCGTGCCGGTATCCGGCCTGCTGAAGGCGACCGAGACCGGCAAGGACACCGCGGCGTTCACCAGCGAGTCCATCGTCAGTGTGCGCCTGTTGGCAGTCGAGACGGGCTCGGATGCGGCGGCTTTCAACGGCACGGTTGAGATCGTCGGTGCGCTGGCGGCGGTTGAGGCCGGCCGAGATGTCGCTGCCTTCAACGGCCTGGTGCCGATCTATGGTGCTCTTGCCGCAGCAGAGACCGGTCGGGACGTTGCAGTCTTCAACGGCGCGGCGATCATCTCCGGGGAACTGGTTGCGGTCGAAGCTGGCTCGGATACCGCGCGCTTCTATGCCGTCGGTGAGATATTCGTCGACGAAAGCGCGCAGGACGCTGGGAGCCTCACAGACGCGATGACGTCGCAGGTGGCGGCATCCGCATCGGTGATCGACAGCGGGGCGCTCTCAGAGGCCACGGCGACCCAGGCGAGCGTCAACCAGACAGACCAAGACGCCACCGCCGCCACCGACACCTCTGAGGCATTCGCGGGCACGCACCGCAGCGTGAGCGACCCGGCCGCTGCTTCGGACGTTGCGACGGCGGTCGTGCAGACCGCTGTCAAGCAGGTGCAGGACGCGGTCAACGCTTCCGAGGCTGTTTCGACGACGATTCAGATCGCCCGGAGCGTTCAAGACATTCTCGACGCCAGCGATATCGTCGTCGCGGGTCTAGTGGTGGCTGAGACCGTCGCCGATGTGGTGTCGGTCACCGATACAGCGATCGGTGCGCCAGGCTACAGGGAACAAGTGCAGGACGCGCTTGCCGCTGTCGATGAGGCACTGCCGGCCGCCGGCCCGGGTGAATACGCGGAATCCGTTTTTGACGCGGTAGCCGTCACCGATGAAGTCAGCCTGCTTTCGGACTTGTATCTGGATGTTGTGGACTACGCGCACCTCGAGGACGAAGCCACCGCCACGGGTGGAAAGACCGTCGTTTACGCGAAGCTCACCAACCCGGACAGGCGGTATCAGAAAGCTGATCGGCACAACACACAGACCGCGGCCAGAGGCAACGGTCGGCACATGAGAAGAGGAACCTGATGGGCATCCAACTGATCACCGACGCGACCGAGGAGCCGATTGATCTTGCGCTCGCCTGGTCGCATCTTCGGCTGGATCCAGAAGGTACGCCGCTGTCCACGCCTGATGATGCCTGGCTGACCACGGTCGGGATTCCGGCCGCGCGCGAGGCGTGCGAGGACTTTCTCGGCGTGAGCCTGGCGCCGAAAACCTATGCCGTAACCCTCGACAGATTTCCGAACGCCGCGATCGAGCTGGCCTGGCCGCCGCTCATCGAGGTGCAGAGCCTGGTCTTCCTGGACGCCGATCTCCAAGAGATCACGGCGACCGATGACAGCTATGTGGTGGATCGTTCGCTGCCCGTGCCGTGGGTGCTCCCAGTGACTGGGGAGTGGCCGGCGGCAGCGGACGTCGCCAACGCCATCACGGTGACCTTTACCGCGGGCTACACCACGCAGAACATCCCCGCCAAACTGCGGATGGCGATCCTGCTGATGCTCGAGCACATGTACAAGAACCGCGGCGCGGTCACCGACAAGCAAGCGTATGAAATGCCGATCGGCATCGAGTACTTGCTGCGCCCCCGGCGTGTGAACAAAGGGCTGGCGTAATGGGAGTCGTAGCCTCCGGCCGGCTGAACCGCCGCATCCGAATTGAGCGTCTCGTTGAGAGCCAGGACACGTTGGGCCAGCCGGTGCGGACATGGGAGCATGTCGTCACCGTGTGGGGCGACGTCAAAGTGCTGACCGGCATGGGCGCTGCGCGCAACGAGTTGCACGCTGGTGGCAATGAAGTCGCCCGGACGACGACCAGTATCCGGATCCGCAGGCGCGCGGGCATCACGCATGGCATGCGCGCCGTGATTGCCGGTCGTGAGTACGACATCCGCGATGTTCTGTACGACGTGGCGGGCAACGAGTTCATCGACCTCGCGTGCATGGTCGGCGCAAACGAAGGGGGTTGATATGGCGCGCCCGAGAATCGACAGAACACTCAAGCTGTACAAGTCGAAGAACGTCAGCATCACCTTCAGTGGCAGCCTGGTTGATTCCTTCAAGGACTACATCGCCAAGGTCGAAGACGAGGCGATCCGGCCTGCGGCCTACGCAGGTGCGCGGCTGTTGTACCAGGCGATGCGTCAGAACGTGCCAGTCAAGAGCGGCAAACTGCACGAGTCGATCTACCACTGGTTCAACACCAAGGCCAGCACCGCGCACAAGTCGGTGTACACCATCGGCCCGAACAAGGGCAAAGCGCAGCACTGGTACAACGTCGAATACGGGCACTGGCTCTACAACCGGTACGCCAACGGTCGATGGCTGCGATCGAAGTCGAACAAGAATCGCCGCGGGCCAAGCGCGCATGACATCCCGTCCGGTCGTCTGCTCACGCCTCAGTGGGTCGCCGGCGACCGTTACATCGATCGCACCTGGGAACAGAACAAGGACGCCGCCGTGGCGGCCATGAAGCGGCGATTCGCTGAGAAGGTCAAGGAGATCAAACCGTGATTGAAGAAGCGATCTACGCGGCCCTCGCGCCGCTCTTCAGCGGGAAGGTCTACCCGGATGTCGCGCCGCCCGACGCCGCCATGCCGTTCATGCTCTACCAACAGGTCGACGGAGCTGCCGTCAATTCGTTCTGCGGTGGCAGCCGAAAGTACAATGCGGTTGTGCAGTTCATGGTGTGGGCTGAAACGCGCCAGCAGGCCAACACGCTTATGCGCGAGTCCGAACAGATCCTGAGCGCTCCGCCGCTTCGCGGTTACGTCACAGGGGCTTTGGTGGCGCGCTATGACGAAGTGACGCGCACAAGGGCTGCGATGCAGGACATCAGTTTCTGGTACACCATGCCGCCCGCACCAACCTATCACCTGCTGGCTGAAGACGGCGGCCACCTGCTTGCTGAAAGCGGCGACATTTTGACGATGGAGTGATCATGGCCGACGTAAAAATTTCCGCGCTGGAACTCGCGCTGCCCCTGACGGGGGCCGAGGAGTTCCCGGTCGTTCAAGGCGGACTGACCAAGAAAGCGTCGACCCTGGCGATGTGCGAATACGCGCAGCTTGGCGCCCCGAAACTCTCGTTTAACACCGCCGCCGCCGTCGTGGTGGCTGAAGGCGAGATGGCCTGGAACGCCACGGACGGCACGGTCGACCTCGGTATGGGCGGTGGGCTGGTGACGCTTCAGCTCGGGCAAGAAGACTTGGTGCGGATCCACAACTCTTCGGGGGTCGAGATCCCCGACGGCGCCGCAGTCGCGATCAGCGGCTCGCAGGGCCAGCGCATCAAGGGCGAACTGGCGGATGCCGACGCGCCCGGCGTTGCCACGCAAGTGATCGGCATTGCCACTCAGGCGATTCCTCATGGGTCTGAAGGGTTTGTGACTACCCGCGGCCTGGTGAGAGACATCGACACCTCTGGGTGGACTGCTGGGGACGAACTGTTCGTTTCGACTACTCCGGGCGTCCTGACCAACGCCCGCCCTTCGGCTCCGGCCAGCGGCGTTCGGGTTGGATGGGTCGTCAAAAAGTCCGCCACCGGCAGCGTCTACGTCACTGTCGACACGGGGTTGCATCTCAACGACCTGTACGACGTCGCTTCCGGCAGCGCGCAGGACAACGATTCGATCTACTTCAACGCCGCCACCCAGGTCTGGGAGAGCCGCCCGTCTGACACGGTCGCGTTGCGCGCTTCAGCGGAGCCGACAGCGATCGGGTCGATGGCCTTTGAATTGACGTCGGACACCGTCTTGACGGTCAAGGTGAAGGGCTCGGACGGCGTTGTACGGAGTGCTACTTTGACGCTATCCTGATGCCAATTGACAGGCAATCTGTTCTAATTTATAGGCCGCCCGGTTCGGGCACTTTTTTCCCGTCGCGCGACGGATCTTTGTCCGAAAGGAAGACAAAACCATGAGTTCAGAAGTTCTCCTCGTTCAGGGAACGTCGATCCAGATTTCGACGTCCGAATGCACCGATGTCAACGTCGATCCGTTGCCCGTGATGGCGACGCTTGATTGCATCGCTCGCGAGATCACCGTCACCGGCGGCACCGCCACTGAGAATGACGTGACCACGTTGTGCAGCACCGCCAAAGAGTTCCGCATGGGACTGAGCGATGCCGGCACGATGTCTGTCACGGGCCACTGGAAGATCGGCAACGCCGCCCACGAAGCGATCCGCGAGGCCTCTGAAGACAAGCTGCGCCGCCTGATCATCGTGACCTTCGAAGATCTGAGCACCTGGAAGTGCCTGGCCTTCGTGTCGCAGCGTTCCTGGGCGGCTGCGGTCGATGGCATCGTCACCGCGACGTACTCCTTCCGCCTGACCGGTGAGCCGGTTGAGGCCCCCGCCCCTGTCGTTCCGCCGGCGCCGTAAGCAATGAACTTCGACATCAGCAGCATCGAGGCATCGCCCTCCATTACCTTCGATGTCGAGATTGGCAAGCGCGCCGATGGCGCGCCTGTCGGTTTCCGAATCGTCGGCCCGAACTCTTCGCAATACCAGAAGGCCACGCGCGCACTGGAACTGCAAGGGATCAAGGAATCCGCCGCCCGCAAGGGCGTGCTGGACATGACCACTGATGAAGGCGCACAGGTCGTGATCGACGGGGCGAAATCCCGTCGTGAAGCGGTCGTCAAAGCATGCGTCGTTGACTGGTTCGGGTTCGCTTTCGGCGAAGGCCCTGCACCTTTCACTCAGGACAACCTTGATCGGGTGCTGGCCGCACGACCTGCTTGGGTCGTTCGTCTGGCGATGGCAATCGAGGACGATGCAAATTTCGAAAAGGGCTGACGGATGCCCTGCTGAAGTACGCCCGGGCGCATTTTGCGATGTCACGCCCCGACGAATCGGGGAAGACCCGACTTCAGGTGCTGTATGAGATCTACGCCCAGACGGGCGTGCTGTCGAAAGAGCTGATCAACATGCCGAAAGTCCCAGGTGAGACGGCGCACATCTGGGACTGGTTCTGTGACCTTAGCGGGGCCAGGACCAGCGGCATGGCGATCAATCCGATTTCCTGGGCAGACATGCAAGGGTACTTCTCCCTGCATCGTCTGGCTCCGGAACGGTGGGAGGTGCGGGCGCTTCGCTTGGTCGATGAGGCGTACCTGCTGAGTCGGTTGAACGATTCGCGCAACTCGGTTGTGAAGAATGCCAAGGGCATGCGCGGCAACAGATAGGGCGGGTAAATGGCTGATGAGCAGGCACGGGCGACACTAAGCGTCGCCGTAGATGCGGAAGGGGCGAAAGCCGGTGCTGCTGAAGTAGAGCGCGCACTGAAAGGCATCGACGACGCAGCTACGAAAGCCGCCAGTTCGACCGGCCAGGCGCTTGATGCAATAGCCTCTGGCGCTGCGCAAGCCGGCGGCGCGATGACCGGCGCGCAGCAGCCCGCGAAAGGGCTAGAAGAATCTCTCAAGGGCCTGACTGCCGAGGCCCAACGCTACGCACGCACTGTGCAGCGGCAGGCCGAACAGCTCACAAGGTCCAAGGCGGACTACGCCGAGCTGAAAGCCGCCAGACTGGGCGTGACTGAGACCCTCGCCCCGTACATCGAGCGCATGCGCGAGGAAGAACGCGGCGCGCAGATGGCCGCCGTGGCCGAGCGCGAATACGCTGAGTCGCTCAAGGAAGCCGAACGCAGCCGCCGGGCGGGCGACGCCCTGGTGAACGCCCTGCGCCGCGAGGCGGAGCAGGCAGGGCTCGACGCTATCGCGATCAAGGAACTGCAGGCCGCCTACGCGGGCCGCAGCGAGGAGGTCGCGCCTTACATCGCCAAACTGCGCGCCCAAGAGCAGGCCGCGAAAGAGGCTGCCATCGCGCAGCGTCAGCTCGATGAGGCTACGCGCCGCAGCGAGACAGAGAAGTCGCAAGGCACCGCCTTCCTCGCGAACTTGCGGTCGATGGCCGACCAGGCCGGCAAGACCAAGGTCGAACTTCTCCAGTTGGAAGCCGCGCAACGCGGCCTGTCCAAGGAAGCCGCCCCAGACATCGCTCGCTACGCCGCCCAGGTGCAAGCCGCCGAGCAGGCTGCCGCTGCCCAGCGCGCCCTGAACGAAGCGAAGCGAGAAGAAGCCCGCGTGCAGGCCGAGGGCACGGCCTTCATTGAGCGGCTGCGGCGTGAGGAGCAGCAGGCCACCATGACCCGCGTCGAGATCTTGAAGCTCGATGCTGCACGCCTCGGGGTCGCTGATAGCGCGGCGCCCATGATCCAACGCCTCGAGGAGCTGGACCGCGCACATGGGAAGGCAGGCATGTCAGCGCGGCAGCACGCGATGGCAATGCGGATGCTGCCAGCGCAGATCACCGACGTGGTCGTGAGTTTGGTGTCCGGGCAGCCGGCCTATCTGGTCGCGCTTCAACAGGGCGGTCAGATCAAGGACATGTTCGGCGGCATCGGCCCGGCCGCGCGAGCCATGATCGGAGCGATCACACCGGCCGCAGTGGCCTTCACGGGCTTGGCAGCCGCCATCGGCCTGGTCGGTGCGGCGTGGTATCAAGGCGCGGCTGAGAACGACGCCTACGTCCGCTCCCTGGCCCAGACGGGCAACTACATCGGTGTCACGACCGGTCAGCTACACGACATGGCTCGCGCCATCGGCGAGACCACTGGCACCGGCCAAGGCAAAGCTGCGGAAGCCATCGCGGCGCTTGCGCAAAGCGGGAACATCGCAGCCGGCAGCATGAAGGCGGTGGGCGAGGCGATTGTGCTGTCGTCCACCATCGGCGGGCGGGCGGTTCAAGAACTTGTTCGAGAGTACGAAGAACTCGGCAAGAAGCCCGTCGAAGCGTCGTTGAAGCTCAACGAGCAGTACAAGTACCTGACGGTCGAGATCTACAACCAGATCACGGCACTGGAAGAACAAGGCCGCACGGCCGAGGCAGCCGAGGTAGCGCAAAAAGCCTACGCAGACGCCCAGAAGCAGCGCAACCTGAACCTCTACAACGATCTGGGCACTATCGAGCGCGCCTGGATTTCTATCAAGAACGCCGCCGCCGGCGCGTGGTCTGAAATGCGAAACATCGGCCGCCCTGTCACGGCGACTGATACGCTGAAGGCTGCTGAAGACAGACTGGCAAAGGTCAAGGCGGATCTGGCTGCTGCGGAAAGTGGCCCTCGGCGAGGCACGGCCACCAGTGACCTCGGCCCTCTCGCGAGATGGTTCGCCACGCCGTCGGCTGCGGCGCTGCAAAAGGCAGAATCCGACGTCGCGGCGGCGCGTTTGGCAGCCATCGGGCAGATAGACGCGGCGGCTACCAAGGCGGCTGAAAATGAGCGGGCGCAGTTGGCTCTTACGGCCGAGCAGCGGCGCAGAACCAGTCTTGATTCTGGCGCGCCGCGCAGCGCAAAAAGGGCACAGGAACTTGAGAAATCTGAGCGTGATTTCGCGGCTATTCGTGCCAACGCCAACGCGGTCTACATCAACGATGAGCGTCGCCGTCAAGCAGAGCTGAAAAAGATAGGCGAAGAGGAAGCGCGCGACCGCCGGCAGATCGAGGAAAGGTACAAGGATCAAGCGGGGCCGAGAGCCCGCCAGCCCGCCGCCTACCGGGAAGATGCTGGCACGAAGATGCTGGACGATCTGCAGCGCCAGCAGGCGGTCCTTGACGCGCAACTCCGAACTGAGGAAAAACTCGGTCCTGCTGCCCGTGCTCGCGCGTCGTTCGAGCAGATGATCGCCGACCTGAAGGAGAAGAAGCAGCTCACGGCCGACCAAAAAGCGATCCTGGCAGTGGAAGCGAAGCTGCGCCTGGAGCACAACATCCTTGTCGCCAAGGAAGAAAGCATCGCCCTGATCAAGGAAGAGGCGAAAGAAGAAGAGAAGGCCGAGAAGGAGCGCCAGAAGGCCCGCGACAAGCGCCTAGAAGATCTGAACAAGTGGGATCAGCGCTGGGCGCAGATTCAAGATCAGATGGCCTCCGCCCAGCAAGGCCGCAACGAGGGCTACGACCGGACACTGGACACGTTCGGTAAGGGTGATCGCGCTCGCGAGATACAGCAGGCGCAAGAGACCATCTACAAAGAGTACGCGCGCTACGAGAACGAACTGCGCAAGTCCACCCCGAAAGACATGCTTGGGTCGGACCAGTACAAGGACCGGGTGCGCGGCATCCAGACCGAGTTGAACAACGCGCTGAACGCGCACAACGCCTACTACACCCGGCTGGCTGAACTTCAGGGCAATTGGTTGAACGGCGCGAACCAGGCGTTCGCCAACTACATGGACAGCACGCGCAACGTCGCCGAGCAGACGCAACGCCTCTTCACCAGCACCTTGGGTGGGCTGGAAAATGTGCTGACCGACTTCTTCTCGAAAGGCAAGGCCGACTGGAAATCGTTTGGCAATGCCATCGTCGCGGAGATCGTCCGCATCATCGTGCGCACGCGGATCATGTCGCAGATCACCCCGATCATTCAGGGTCAAGCAAACGGCTCCGGATGGTTCGGAACCTTCCTGAATTCGCTGATCGGCGGCGCCGTGAGAGGGGCTCCTGGTATCGGGGCTACACCCTCTGGCACTCCGATGACCGGTAGTTTTCCGATGGCCCCCAACATCGTCGCGGCCAACGGTGCGGTCGTCGGTGCATCCGGAGCGGTCGACACCTTCGCCAACGGCGGTCTGGTCACCGACCCGACCTTCTTCGGTCACGGCGGTGGGATGGGCCTGATGGGCGAGGCGGGTTACGAGGCAATCATGCCCGTCGCGCGCACCGCATCGGGCGAACTTGGTGTCAAAATGGCGGGTGGATCAAACACTCGCGGCGGTGACACGGTTGTGATCAATCTGAATGGTTTCCGCGGCGACAGCAACGAACTGCGGCTCAGTGGCGCCCAGATCGCATCGCGTGTAACCAGCGAGCTTGGGCGTGCTAGGAGAGTGATGTGAGCTTCGTTGAGGCGCTGTTCCCAGACTGCCTTTCCTTCGGCTCGGTCGGCGGCCCAGGGTACGCGACAGACATCGTCGAATTGTCCAGCGGGCACGAGCAGCGCAACCAGCGATGGTCGCGCGAGCGGCACCGCTACGACCTGTCAATGACGGTTCGCAACCAGCAAGAGCGCGACGAGATCACCGCGTTCTTTCGGCGCATGAAGGGCCGCACCTACGGCTGGCGGATCAAGGACTGGGCTGACCACTCCGGGACGGGCGAGTACATCGCGACGGTGACGGCCGGAGATCCTGGGTTCTACTACCTGCGCAAGGCGTACACAGTCGGCGCGGAGACAGAGTTCCGATGGATCTCAAAGCCGCGCGCGGGCGTGGTTCTTACGGCGAACGGCGCGCCAATGGCCCCAACGGCATATGCAGTCGATCTGACCACTGGTCGGGTCGATATCGTCGGCGCAATCGCCCTGGGAACCATTCTGCGGGCCACGTTCGAATTCGACGTGCCGGTTCGCTTTGACACAGACACCTTGCGCTGGGACGTGGTCGATAAGTCCGGGGGCGAGTATTTGTACAAACCCGACAACCTGCCGGTCGTCGAGCTGATGGTGACTGCGCCAGTCCTGCCTAGCCCGCCCCCGGAGACTTGAGATGCTGAAAAACATCGATGGTCTCGGACCGCACATTGAGTCTGAAGTCACGCGCTTGGCAACCTGCTGGCAGGTGATACGCCATGACGGGCTGATCTACGGATTCACCGACCACGATCAAGATCTGGAGGTCGACGCCTACCTGTACGTCGCGACCAGCGGCTTCACTCCCTCGTCGGTGTCTGGCAAAGCAGACCTCTCGGTCGATGAACTGGAGTTGGAAGGCGTCCTTGATTCGCAGGCGATCACTGAAGCTGATCTGCTGGCCGGCAAGTGGGACTATTCCGAGGTCAAGATCTTCTACGTCGACTGGGCCAATCCTGCTACCGGCAAGATCAGAATGCGACGGGGTTGGCTGGGCCAGGTGTCTGTCAGCAAGGGTCGATTCGTCGCCGAGTTGAACGGCCTGGCCGGGAAACTCTCGCAGTCGTTGGGCCGCGAGTATGGCGCCTGGTGCGATGCGACGTTTTGCGATGCGCGCTGCGGGCTGGACAGCAACAACTTTCTGTCCCTGCACAACGTCACGGCATCTGCCAATCGCGCGCAGATGGAGATCACCCCGTTGCCCGACGGCACTGCGCAGCGATACCAGAACGGCAACGTCTACTTCTTGAACGGAGCGAACGCCGGCCTGTCGATGGAGATCAAGTCCAACGCCGACGCAACCCATGTCGATCTGTTCTTGCCCATGCCTTTCAACATTGAGGTCGGCGATCAGGTTCGCGTGATGGTTGGCTGCAACAAGGCGTTCTCGACCTGCAAGGACAAGTTCAACAACGTCGTGAATTTCCGGGGGTTCCCGCACATTCCGACGGTCGATTCGCAGATCGCAGGGCCTGAGAACGGCCTGGTCGTCAGCGCGGGCACCGTCAACGAAGACGGCACCATTCCCCCGTATGTGCCTCCTGAGCCGCCGCCCTATGTCGACCCCAATCCAGGGCCTTGAGATCGCGCGCAGGGCGCTGCGCTACAAGGGCGTGCCCTACATGCACAAGGGCCGCTCTATGGGCGGACTCGACTGCATCGGGTTGGTGATCGTCGTTCTGCGTGATCTCGGTCTGCTGCGAGTCGATGAAGAGCCTGACTATGGCTGCCCGCCCGATGCGGACATGCTTCGCAAGACGCTGCTGACCTACCTCGAGCCGGGTGATCCCGATGAGCCTGGCGCAGTGCTGCTCTTTCGTTTTGTGAAGGAGCCCCAGCACGTTGCGATCCGCACCGAGTACGGCATCGTCCATTGCTATGCCCGTGTGAACCGGGTCGTTGAAACCACGTTCGATCCGTCCTGGCGAAAGCGTCTGGTCGCGGCGTACAGATTCTCAGAGGCGCACTGATGGCGGTTCTTGCGGTAGCAGTCGGTGGAGCGATGCTCGCCAGCGGGGCGGCGTCGGTTGCAGGAATTGCTGCGACCGCCACCTTCGCGGGCATGACGGCTGTCCAGTGGGGCTTCATGGCCGGCAGCATGGTCGGCAATATGCTGTTCACCGACAACCCGAACGGCCCTCGCATCGAGGACAAGAAGGTTCAAGGACAGGGGTACGGCGCGCCGATCTGGGAAGGCTGGGGCACGATCCGCGGGGCGGGCCAGCTGATCTGGTCGGGCGATCTGATCGAGCACGAGAACCATCACGGCAAGGGCAAGCGCGGCGGGAACACCTACAGCTACTCGGTCGATTGCGCAGTCGCGATCTGCGAGGGCGAGATCAATGATGTGCTGCGGATCTGGGCGAACGGCATCCTGATCTACGACGCCAACGGAACGACGACCTTCGACACAGAGGTGATCTCTGGCACCGGTCTGACGGTCTACAAGGGCACAGAGGATCAGCCGCCGTCGGCGATGATCGAGGGATATCTCGGAGCTGGAGTGGTGCCTGCGTACCGCGGGACTGCCTACGTCACGTTTGAGGGTCTGCTGCTGGAGAAGTTCGGCAACCGCGTGCCCAGCTTCGAATTTGAAGTCGCCAACGGAGCACTGACGACCAGCAGCATCACGGCCCGCTCACTGCGAGCCAAGAACGTCAACGACGGGTCGGGATACTTCTGCCGCATTCACGACGGATGGTTGATCGGCAGCACCACGAACAATCTGTATCGGTATGACTTCGACGGCGTACTGGTGAACACCTACACGCTGCCGCACGCTGCGAACAAGAAGATCATCACCGACGCCGTCGCCCTGGAAGGAGGGAGCATCTCCTACGCTTGGACGTATGGCGATGGCGGGTATCTGACGTGGATCGATCTCTTCAACGACAACGTCAAGTCCATCTCGCGGCCAGAGTTCGGCAATGTCACCGATCTGATCATGTCGAACGCGCAAGGCGCTTTCTGTCGGTTCCTGAATGGAACCGACTACTGCGTCTACACCGCGTATGTCGACATCAACAACCAGTACCCAACGCTCGGCCCAAAAGTCTACAACATGGGCAACGTCAACAAGGTGTTCATCGATCACCTTGGGATGGCGTATGGAACAAAGGATAACGGCACGGGAGCGTCCTTCTTCTGGCGCTCCAGCGGCCCGAGCATCTTTGACCGCACCATCATCAGTTCGGCCGATGTCAATGCTGGTGGAATTCTCGATGTAGCCGTCGACCCGGCGACCAACTACATCATTCTTCCGGTGTTCAACGCAAGCCAAGCTGAGAACAGCGGCGTCTACTTATTCGATTTCAACATCGTGCGCACGGGGTTCATCCGCATGGATCCCGTCATCAACAAGGGCCTGCGACTGTTCACCGACGGTGTGGACTGGTACGTCGCCTGCACCGAGATCGGGAACACATCTCGACCGATCGTGGTGCAGTTCAACGCGAGCCGCATGGAGGTCGTTCGGACCTATAACTTCGACACCTCAGATCCGCCGGCCACCTGGGGTTTCTCGCCGCAGTGCCTTGAGCCGCGCACCAACGGTCTGTACATGACCTCGACGTTGTCCGATCCCAGCGGCGTGCTGGGCACGGATGGATACATCAGCGGGAAGATGTCGCTGAACTTCTGGACGCCGGGCAGCGGCGTAATTGGCGCGCCTGCCGACCTGAGCGACATCGTGTCGGAAATTATGACCCGCTCCGGCCTGAACGGCAGCGTCGATTTCGATGTGTCGGCGTTGGCTGGCAACGTGGTGCGCGGCTACATGCGCGGGCGCACGATGTCTGCACGCGCTGCGCTCGAGCCGCTGCAGGCCGCCTGGTACTTCGACATGCCGGAGATCGACTGGCAGCTCAAGGCGGTCGTGCGAGGCGGGGCGTCCGAGATCAGCATTCCCCAGGATGATCTCCTGGTGACCGATGGCTCCTACGGGCCGACCATCGACCTGACCCGGCAACAGGATCTCGATCTGCCCAAGCAGATCACCGTGTCGTTCAAAGACATCGCCGCGAACTACGAGGCGGGCACGCAAGACGCAAGGCGCGAGGCGACCTCCGCGACCGGCAAGGCGAGCATCGAGTTGCCGATCGTGTTCAACGCCTCGGAGGCGAAGCAGCGCGCGCTGGCGACCCTGTCGATGATCTGGATGGCGCGAGACCAGGTCAAGCTGTCTGTTTCCACCAAGTACCTGCGCCTGAACCCAGCCAGCCCGATCACGGTTGAAATGCAGGACGGATCTGATCGCCGCATCGTCATCAAGTCGATGACCGCGGGCAAACAGACCATCGAGATCGATGCGCTCTTCGATGACGTCGCGAACTACTACCAGGACGACGCTGAAGGCGCAGACCGCGAGACGTTGCCGCCTCCTGACCCGATTGCTTCTGTCTCTCCGTCCGGGCTGATCCTGCTCGACGTGCCACTGCTGCAAGACTCCGACGACGTGGCGACCCCGGTCCAGTACTGGGCCTCTTACCCGATAGCGCCCACAGAGCGATGGTCGGGGTCGGTGCTATTCAAGTCGGCCGACGGCGGCATCAACTACGCGAATCTCGCGACCACGACTGCGAAGCCGACCTGGGGATACGCAAAGAGCGTGATGGCTGCGTTCTACGGTGGCGATATCTTCGACGAGGAGACGGTGATCGATGTCGAACTGTCCTACGGGACGCTCGCCCCGGCCAGCCAGTTGTCGGTGCTCAACGGCTCCAACCTCGCGGTGATCGGCAAGGAGGTCTTCCAGTTCAAGAACGCCACTCTGGTGTCGGGCACGACCTGGCGCCTGTCTGGCCTGCTGCGCGGGCGGCGCAACTCCGAGTACGCGATCTTCACGCACGGCATCCTTGAGAAGTTCCTGCTGCTGACAGGAGTCGGCGTCGGTGAATTCACCGTGCCTCTTTCCGACGTCAACAACGCCAGGCTCTACAAGCCGGTGACCAGCTCTCAGCCGATCGCCGACGCGCAGGCACAGACGTTCACGACCAAGGGGATGACGCTGCGCCCCGTCTCGCCGGTCTTCATCGAGTCCGAGGACATTGGTGGCGATCTGAGCATCACCTGGACGCGCCGCACGCGCGTGGGCGGTTCCTGGGCCGACTACATCGATGTGCCGCTGTCGGAAACAAGCGAAGCGTATGAAATTGACATCTGGGATGCGGGTTTTACGACTCGCAAGCGCGTTCTGACGTCCAGTACCACTGTGGTCACCTATACTTCTGCGGATATCACTACTGACTTCGGCTCAATGCCGGCGCAGTTCGGTGTGCGTGTCTACCAGATGTCGGACAAGGTTGGTCGGGGCTGTCCCGGAAAGGCTGTTCTGCCAGGCGGAATGACGATTCCTGAAGAACCGGACAATTCATCAATGGCACAACCGCCGTCCTGAGGACAACATGGCAACAACGACCAATCTTCAGATCACGCTGATCGAGCAGTCGCAGTCCCAGAAAGAGGTGACTGCGAACGAGGCGTTCATCGTCATCGACAAAGCGATCGCAGGGCGCCTCGCGCTGACCTCGACTGGTGGCACAACGACCCTGACGGATGCGCAGGCCGCCAACGCGGTGCTGGACGTCACAGGCGCGCTCACCAGCGACGCCACCGTGGTCGTGCCGGCCCGCAGCCACATCTTCACGGTCAGGAACGACACCAGCGGGGCGCAGGCGCTCACGGTGAAGACCGCAAGCGGCACTGGCATCACCGTGCCCGCCGGGGCCGTGCAGACGCTCTATTGCGACGGCGCGAACGTCTACATGGTCGGTGCCGCGGCAGCGCCTCCTGTTACGACCGCGCCCTATGACATCGGCATGTTCTTCCCGGGCAAGCCTGCGGACGGCGCGCTGCTGTTCCGAGTGCCTCTGGCGCGGGAAGTGACCTTCGCTGACAACTTCGCTGGGAGCCAGGCAAAGAGCCTGACCGCATCCAGCGTGACTGCCGTGTTCAACGTGCAACGCAACGGCACAACGATCGGGACGATCACCTTCTCCGCGTCTGCGGTCGGGGTGTTCGCAACCACTGGCACGGCAAGCGAGGTGTTCGCTGCCGGCGACATCCTGTCGGTCATCGCACCGACTCCGCAAGACGTGACCCTTGCGAACATCGGCATCACTTTTTCGGGGACTCGATAATGGCTCTTCTCTGGTTTGATGGTTTCGAGGCGGGCGCCGCCAACTTCTCAATCGCCTCGACGAAATACGAGTCGACGATCGGCTGGGGTGGCGCGGCCAACCTGGCGTCCAACTCCTACCCGGCGCGCTCCGGCTCCGGCATCCTGCGCTACTTCAACGGGCAGGCCGGCGCCCTGAGCAAGACGGTGACGGTCTCCGGCGCGGCGATCATGGGTGCGGGCGTGTTCAAGGCGACCGGCGCATGGTCGAACTCTCCGCGGCTGTTCCAGATGCGCGAGTTCTCCACGATCCACCTGACCCTGGTGATCGACCCGACGCTCTACCTGAAGCTCTACCTGGGCGACTTTGGTGGCACCCTGCTGGCGACGTCCAGCGCGCCTATCACAGAGAACGCCGCGTACCAGTTCATCGAGATGAAGGCGACGGTGGCGGCGACCACTGGCAACGTCGTGGTGAGAATCGACGACACCGAGGTCATCAACTTCACCGGCACGACCACGATGGGCGGGTCGAGCATCGTGAACCGCGCCGTGCTGGGGCCGACCGCCGCCTTCGCCAGTACCGGTGCAGGCGACCTGCGGATCGATGACTTCTACGTCGCCGATACCAGCGGCACCGTCTGCAACAACTTCATCGGCTCGGGGTTTGCCGTGCGGCTGCTGACGGTCGATGGCGCGGGCGACAGTACCGCCTGGACGCCTTCTGCCGGGGCGAACTGGCAGTGCGTGGACGAGGTGCCTCCTGATTCGCTGGACTTTGTCTCCACGCTCACCAGTGGCGCGCGCGACCTGTACAACCTCGCGGCCAGGCCCGCCGGGACTTATGACGTCCTGGGCGTGCAGACGGTCGTGACGGCGAAGAAGGACGACGTCGGAGCGCGGCTGATCCGCAGCGTGCTGAAGTCCGGGAGCACTGTGCTTGTGGAGCCGACCGATCAGGCACTGACCACGGACTACAAGTCCTACTGCTACACGCTGACGAAAGACCCGGCGACGGATGCGTCATGGCTGCCGGCGGCCCTGGACGGTCTTCAGATCGGGCAGGAGATGGTCTGATGGCGATGCTCTTCGTCGAGGGCTTTGACCATGTCGGCCCGTCCTATCTGCCGGCGAAGGGCTGGACATGGACGGTCGCGCCATCGGTTTCGACTTCCCTTGGGCGCACCAAGCCCGGCGGCGCGCTGAACCCGTGGCAGCAAAATCATGCCGCCTCCAAAGTGGTCCCGGGCTCGCCGAGCACAATCGTTCTTGGATTCGCTGTCGCCGTCTATGGCTCGACTGTCAATGCGAACAGGTCGGTGGTGCGATTCATGGAGGGGGCGACAACGCATGTCTCTGTCGGCTGGGACATGCACAAGAACCTGTGCATCTGGCAGGGCGACATGACGACGCTGCTGGCGAACACCGAGTATGTGTTCAAGGTAGGCGGCAGCCCGGTGGACTACCACTACGTCGAGATCGAACTCACCGTCAGTGACACCGCTGGCGTGCTGAAGGTCTGGATCGACGAGGCTCCGCGCGTCAACCTGTCTGGCATTGATACTCGAAATGGCGGCGCGGGCGTCATCGACAAGTTGAACCTCGGGCTTACATCACCCGCGGGGCTGGATGTTCTGATCGATGACCTGTACTGCCTGGACAAGACCGGCACGGTGAACAACGCGCGCTTGGGCGACT